ATCACTCCTTTATATAGTATATATTACGGCAAAAACGCAAAAAAGTAAAGAAAAAAATAAAAAAATACGAAAAAAACGCAAAAAACACTTGACATTGCGGTTTAACCGCATTATAATATAGTCATAGTTGAGTCAGTCAATTATAAAAAAACGATAGAAAGGACAGCAACATGCCAAAAATGACTCTTAAAACATTGCGAACGCTAAAGAACTGGCGACAAGTGGACGCGGCTAAGGCCCTTGATGTCTCTGCTGACACTTGGGGAAATTGGGAGCGAGGTAAAACAGAGCCTACCGTAACGCAGGCTTATCAAATCGCTACTGCTTTTGATGTGTCTATTGATGACATTATTTTTTTACACAATATTGCGGTTTAACCGCAAATGAAAGGAGTAAACATGAATGAACTCATCAACGTAACTCTGAATGATAACCATGAGCCAATAGTGTCAGGTAGACAACTACATGAGGCTTTAGATGTCAAAACAAAATATGCCGACTGGTTCAATCGAATGATTGACTATGGCTTTGCAGAAAATCAAGATTTTTTGCTTCTCAAAAATGAGCAGCAAACAGGGCGAGGTGGTCACAATAAAGTAGACCACATCATCAAGCTAGACATGGCCAAAGAAATTGCTATGATCCAGCGAACGGAGCGAGGCAAGCAAGTCCGACAATACTTTATACAAGTAGAGAAAGACTTTAATAGCCCTGAGAAAATCATGGCAAGAGCATTGCTCATGGCTGATCAGAAAGTCCACAAGCTGGAGGCTCAGATTGAGGCTGATCGTCCTAAAGTACTCTTTGCTGAGGCAGTCAGTGCTAGTCACACATCCATCCTAGTTGGAGAGCTTGCTAAACTACTCAAGCAGAATGGGGTAGACATGGGAGCTAATCGCTTATTTAATTGGCTCAGAGCTCATGGATATCTCATCAAGCGCAATGGGCGTGACTGGAACATGCCTACACAAAAGAGCGTAGAAATGGGACTCATCAGAGTCAAAGAAACTAGTATCACACACGCTGACGGCCACATCACAGTTAGCAAGACGCCACTTGTCACTGGTAAGGGCCAACAGTACTTTATCAACAAGTTTCTTAATCAGGAATACCTGACAGGATAGAAATAAAAAAGGCCCTCTGGAACGGCAATTCCATTGAGGGACTAAGCAAAATACTTTACGAGGTAATTATATCATGAAAACAGTAAAAAAGGAATGGGAGCCACGGATTGTAAACATCATGGCAGATGGCTCTCAAGTTGACGATCTGACAGGATATGTCATCCCTGCTGGTCATTCCTACTATGACATCATTCTAGGCATGAACAAGCGAGAGTTACAGAAAGGGGCTTAAATATGAGGTATGCAGTACATATTTAGAAACACTCATGGGAATTACACATCTTTGAATAATGCTTATGCTCAAGACAAACGTTTAAAGGCTACAACGATAGGTATCCTTACAGTAATCTTGATGAATAAGTCTGATTGGGTTGTGTATCCTGACGAGATTGCACGACGTCTAGGAATAAGCAGGCGCACGGTAGATGAGCACTTTAAGCTTTTAGAGAAAGCTGGTTATCTCAGAGTATACCGCTTAGGGTTAGGCAGAGGTAAAGGCGTCACAGTACACAGATTTTTTTCAGATATGCCTATCTCAGATGATTACTTTGAGTATCTAAAAACTAATCTTGAGAAAGAGTTATCCACAGATGACGAAGCTTAAAAAATACAGTTGGAAGATATTGCCATGTGTAAAATTGCCATGT